TATCTTTCGGGGCACGTTCTGGTAGGCGTGCTTTACTATATCGAAGTCCGTAAGCAGAGTATGACCCGCTTCATGAAGGGCAAGTCCAACAGCAACATCGAAGTCCCGCTTGGTGTTTATCTTCGCCGAGATATAGATGGATTTGCCCGCATAGTTGAAACTGTCGGGTGAATTGCAGAAATAGACGGGAATGACCTTTCGGGTAAGGATACGAACGAAATTAGAAACTGCGTTGCGTATTGAAGACAACCGAATCATATCAATGCTAAAAACCAGACCTCGGTTCTTAGAATCGAGACCTTCTTCGATGAAGTTAGAGTACTTATCAACATCCAACCAAAAATCAACATTAGACGGCGATAAGGAATTACGAGTTTTCATCCGAATACAGTTATACTTTATTGCTTTTCATCAAATTATCGGCGGGCCACAGCGGTTGATAATTTGTGTAATGGCACGCTTTAAGAAGCTGAACTCTATCGGACAAGTTAAACGAAGATAGCGGGATAATATGATCCAAATGCCATTTACCATAATTAACCCACGTCATTCCCGATTGAAATTTAGAAGTGATATGGGATTTGAATTCGCTAAGCGAACACCCTAAATCTTTAACCGCCGACCCAGATTTACAAAAATTCTTTATTGCTTTATACAGCCGTGATCTAAGATTCCCCGAAATTTTATAATTAACATCAATTCTTCGTTTATATTTTTCATATTCCTTGCGGTTCGTTTTAATCTTATCACGATTATTCAAATAATATCTTCTGTTTCTCTTTCTAATTTTTTCTTCGTTGAGAATTCTATACAACCTTTGTCGTTGAGAAATTTTTCCTTTGTTATTTTCAAAATACTTCTTCTTTCTTTCCGAAATACTATATTTATTAATAGATTGGTAATTCTTTTTCTGTAAGTAAATTTTATTCTTATTGAGACGACTATACCTCTTATTTCTAGCTAAAATTTGCATCCTATTCTTAGCGTAATATCTCCTATCGTTTTCTTTTTTATTACGCATAATCCATTAAAAAGACGCTTTCTTCTTGTTGGCTAACGGGTCATTGATAGGACTCTTCACGTTCTTAGGAAAGTACTTTTGGACCATCGCCCGACAAAAAGATCGCTCACTGTCAGCCCCACCCTCTTCGGGATACTCTGGGTAGATGGCTGCTTCGGCAATTTCCTCAAGGTTAAACCCATCCATCACCAATTCGGCCATCTCCACAATTGATGCTGCTGATATAAATGTAGATATTTTAGCATCTTCCATATTACATTGAGCGATCAAGTCGTCGGAAATAGAAACGAGGGTCTTCATCGTCGCTTTTTCTTCGTTAGTTCTCGACGGAAATAGAACACTAAAAAGATGTTCCAGTTGCTTCCCATCCAATGGGGGCATTTCAAGCTTGACTGGAAACCTTCTTGCTATAGCTTTATCAAGTACTCGTGTGGAAGTATATTCATTCCCCACGTTGGCCGTGGCCACAAAAGAAACTCCGTCCGCTACATTTATCACACTACTATTTTCATCTTCATCCAAACGAAGACATCTCTGAATTGGGTCAATTGTTGGGAGGATAATATTCCACGAATCATGAGTACCACGAGTTAATTCGTCCAATAAAATGACAGTATTTGGAGTAGTAATTGCTTTAACGAATGCCGACTTGTGAAACATAGTACCAGTTTCTTTCTTATAGGTTGTATTACCTATGAGAGTAGCACGGGCATCCTGAGTGGAGCCAAGGTTGAACTTCTCGAAGGGTCGCTTGAGTACTTCGGCAACACACCGAGCCGCCATTGTCTTAGCACACCCCGAGGGTCCGATAATCATCACATTCTTAGATTTAATAATGGCACGCACCAAATATTTCCATCGGAGCGCAGATATAATCAACGTAGGCGGTATTGGGTACGAATCAAAGTTCTCTGGCATATTCGGGACATTCTACCATACTCAGAACCCGATGTCAAATAAAAAAGGCGTCCCGAAGGACGCCAAAATTGTTGATGTAATCGTTATTTCTTTCTCCACTTGCTCGTGTCTTGTTGTGGAATCTTAACCGATAACTGAGTATTGGGCTTCTTCTCCGGGAACTTGGTCTTTTCGTGACGGAGTGAGATTGCGCTTTTGGACTTGTGGTCAATTTGCTTTTCAAGTTTCCCCGGCTCCCTCATAGGCTTCTCGGGAAGGTCTGCTTCCTCTTTGGTCTGGGGTTCAGTATAGTTTTTGTCTTTCGACTTGGCAGTTCGGATAGGCTCGTTGGTCAATGGTTTGATCGCTGGCTTGTCTTTTTGATTAAGTCCCTTATCCGGGGCAGTCGTCTCGTCATTCTTCATGTCCTCGTTTTCCTTGGACTTGTTCCATGCCTTTTCGGTTGCGGTGGTTGCATTCTTGAGGTTAATCTTGAGGAACTCAATAACTTGTTCGAGGGTTTGATTGGTAACGTAAATTCGGTCTTCGTTGCGAATCATAGCTTCAATGTTGTAGCTATTCTCCCAACGTGGGCTGATGCGGACTCGGAACATGTCACGAGCCGAAACGGAAATATCATCGTGGTCATCCCATACGACGACAATACTGGGGTCAATGGCTTTGGTTGCCTTGGTGATGTCATCGAGGATTTCGTCTTTGGTTCGGCTGTCTCGCTCGTGAGGCACAATCTTCTTCAAGTCTTCCCCATGTGTGACCTCGGGGACACGTTGATAAGCGGTTGTACCTTCGCCGGTGGAACTGCGTCTCTCTACTTCTTCAAGCAGAGCACGGCGAATCATGTTTTGAAATTTGATGGCATTCATGGCTACTTTATAAATATGATAGCAACAGAGGAAACAACCATCTTACTTCACCGGCTGAACTATTGCTGGTGGAGATGATGGAACGGTCGGAGAAATAACAAATCGGTTGACGATGCCAACGATTGATAAAATTATTCCGATTACGGCAATAATCATGGCGACATTTACAGAGGATTGACTGGCCTTTCCTTCGAGGTTCGCCTTTGATTCTCTCAACACCCGTATGTCATCATTTATCTTAACTAACATACCATCATGCTCGGGTCGCCCAATGAACTGAGTTTTTGTATCAGATAGTATTTTGATGTCTTCAAGTATCCTTGAGAGTTGTGGAGCATATTCAGATTTACTGACAAGCGTTGTAACTTGGTCTTTAAGTTGTCCCCTGAATTCGTTTTGTCCTTCCAACCGTCTCTCCATCTGCCCCGCAGCAATGGTGGTTGCCTTTTCAAGTGCGGCAATTTTGATATTGAACTGAGCCTCTTGTTCCCTTAATCGGGTATCAAAATATTCCTTCAAACTGATGTCGTTGGGAGTTGTCATATACCTATAAATATATTAACCCATCCATAAAGACACAGGAAAATGATGATTAACTACATTTAGATTAACGCTGACTTTATCTTGTTTATGCACGCACTCACATCACTATAAATTTCACATTCTTTAATTCTGATAACCTTATAACCCCTATTAGTAAGAAATGTGTCTTTCCGTTTGTCTTGTACTATTCTTTTGGGTAACGAATGCCAGTAATCTCCATCCACTTCTACACATATTCGATTAGATTTATTCAATTCATCAATCTCAAAATAATATAGAGGCTGACAACTTTCAAATCCGCTATAAATACCCTCCTTAATCATAGAACCTTTCAACATCATATGAGGTTTAGAAAGCGGGTTAATCGTTTGATTCCGTAAAGCCGTTGTGATGGCTATTTTAGACTTAATAGAATTTGCCTTTTTAACACCATAAATGTCATCATAACTCTTGCCATTTCGCAAAGCAAAATTATGTTGCTTAAAGCAATTTGTGGAGCAAAATTTGTTGTAATTTACAGATGAATAGTTCTGGAACAGGCAACCACAATGAACACACGTATAATCTATCAAATGCTTCGGTCTATTCTCATAAAACAATCGCATTCCTTCTTGGGAGCATTCTTTCGAACAATATTTCTTATTAAGACTTCGATGCTTAGAGTCGGGGACGTTGATGTAGTCATTTCCACAAATACAGCACGGCTGCACAATCCGTTTCAATTTTAATTTGTGTGGGGACTTTTTCTTTGTAATAGAAATGCATTTCCTCGTCTCAATGGGTATAGACTTACCTTTCCAATACCCCGTCTTCCCCACATGGAAATTATGTACTATGTTGTGATACCTTAACCATTTGTGAAATGTTCTATAATCACAGCCAAATACATTTATGCAATCCTTTACATTTTTATACTTGTGAATGGCATCCAGCAATTCTTCTTTATGTGGTATTTTTCTTGTATTCATGTGCAACAAATACATATAAAACTAATCTGTTAAACGCACACAAATATTATCATTTTGATATTTTTATTTCACATACATCATTAGAACAAAATTTTTCAACTTCTGCTGATTCATTCCTAATACCTTTGAACTTAACTGGTTTTAAATTAGAAATGAGTTCTTGATATTTTTTATCAGTAATACTCTCATATGGCATTTGCTTGTGCGGAGTTACGCCGTCCAAAAGCGGAAGGAATGAAATACCTTTTAACTGATACTGATAGAAATTCAACAACGGTTGAATCTGTGTTTCCTCATCTTTTCGAAACGTAATCGTGCAAGACACTTGATTATCAGCCCAATATCTTTGAAGAAATGCTGCCATTGCCGCCTGTTCCCATACGCTTACTTGATTGACAGACCGAATCTTGTCTCCTATTTTCACAGGCATCTCTACGACGACAGTGGAATTCTCCGAACCAAAACAAGGTTCAATTTTGTATCCTGCTTCTTTAAGCGGCTCGACAAGCTCACTATGTACAGATAACCGGATACGTCTAATGTAACAAACGTTTTCCGGAAAATGAACGCCCGGAGTCGCTCCCGCTAACAAGCTAACTGTACCGGATGGTTTAATGGAAGTCTTTTTGATGCTCTTGGGTATGGCCAACCAATCCGAATACACTTCATCATAATATTCGACTTTCTTGTATCCTTCCTCACACCATGTTTTCAATTCGTTAAGTCCACGATTAGTGACAAACTGTACGATGCCGCTCATACTACAACCAATGCGACGATTACGCAACATAACTCTATTTGTTTCCGGCCAATGAGTTTCCCCAAGAGTCACGGTCTTGGCATAAAGATAGGCATATTTCAAAGTAACAAGATAATCGTCCAATGTTTCATGGTTAAACGGAAAAGTCTCGACAAGATTACAAACCTCGTAGGATTCAAGACTTTGCTCCAAACAGGGATTTCCGCCTTCAACTCGGAAATCCTTATTATCCGGTCCATTATTCATTCTCGAATATCCCCGCATGTTATCTAACCATACATATCCCGGCTCTCCGTTGATTTGTGTGCGTTCCACAGAATTAGTATAATCCATTCCCAATTCACAAAAAATAGAATTATTCGAAGTCCATCCATATTGTTCTCGATGAGGATTTACTTTATAATTCTTGAGATCGAGATATTCATCCGACTTGTAATCTCCGAATACAATTTCAGCCGTTCTCCTAACATTTCCTGCCACAACACATTTCCCGATCATATTCATTATATCCACAATGGAAGTAATAGTGATTGGAGAGTTAATGTTTTTCTTTAGTGTTGCTCGTATGCTTTTATGCAACTCTTTGAGTGGCTCTGGACCCGAAGACACCCCGCCAAATCCTTTAATTGGAACTCCTGCTTTGCGAACAAGAGAATAGTCTAGTTTGACTTCTTTAGTTCCGAGAAAATAAGACTCGATTAAAAGACGTACAGATTCCACCCATCCCTCACGAGTATCCGGAATGACATAAACATTATCTCCGCATTCAATTGGCTTGTAAATACTTATTTTTTCGGAACCTTTAACGTCAAATCCACATCCCACTCCAAGCATAGATACATCCATAAGAAAACAGAATGGTTTAGCAAGGTCTTCTTTGATATTATTAGTTGAACAAAAACTACAATTATTAAGTGCCATGTACAAATGACGCTCTTCAGTAATAGGACTTCCCATTGCCCACAATCCTCTACCCGGAGGAAGAAACTTCATCGTAAAAATCCGATCATACATCTCTTGCGCAGATTTCTGTGCCTTCATCGAACTCCATCCGAGCCGATGTGTTTCAATCCACCTTTTCTGCATGTTAAAAGTTCCTTCGACCACTCGCTGTACAGTCTCATACCATCGTTCATTTTCTCCGTTATCTTTGAGTCTTGAATAGGTTCGTAAATACACTAATTCTCCCAAACCATTAAATCCAAACGGAGGCTTAATTTTCTTATATTTATCTAAAAATGTATCGGTCAATCTAAATTTATCCATATATTGAATTTGTTTTTGGTTAGTAAGATATAAGTAGATAATTCTAATACGTAACTCGTGGTAAAAAGTTTTCTCTACCAGTACGTCTGAGGTTTCCCTATGCTATTTAGCTGCCGCTTGGACCATCGTTGTCATGCGTCTCTTTCCAACGCTTGCCAAAGATTTCCTTGAGTTGTTCCTCAGCACTTTTGACCTTGCTGATGACTTCCATACCTTCGACGCTGTTCTTCTCGAAAATCTCAATCTTGCCGCAAGAGGTATCGAAAGCGCATGGATACCAAACGCCATCGGGACCAAAGCGATTCTTCATCACATAGACACGACCCGTGCCTGCCATCTTGTCTTCCTTCTTACGGGACAATGACATGATGAAGTCACCAATCATAATCTTGCGATAGCTGTCAGCCACACCCATTGCCTCAATGATGTCTTCTTCGTGAACTCCACGATTGGCTTGCGAAGCAGTCCATCCCGGTACTTGAAGTTCGCCAAGCATTCCACGGAGTTCATCATAGACATTACCCGCTTCGTTGTAGGAATTGGAGTTCCGCTCTTGCATGAATGGACGGAGAAGGTCGGCGTAGTCAACAATCACAAGGTCAATCTTGACTCCCGTGATTAGCTGCAACCGCTCAATATGCATCTTCAATGTCGCAGCCGAGGCAGTCTTGGTCGGGAAGTATTTGATGAAAAGTTTGCCGCAGCCCTTGCCTTTGATTTCGTCAAGCTTCTTCTGAATGAGAGGTTGATTCTTGCGAACTTCTTGAAACGCTATGCCAGAAAAAATGGAGTCATATCGAAGTCCAACATACTTTTCATTCAACTCCATTGTGAAGTGCATGACATTCTTGCCTTGCAACATAGCCTCAGCACCAATACGAGCCAAGAACCATGATTTACCACTTCCAGCGGGAGCAACTACAAATCCAAGTTCCCCTTTTCCAAGACCACCATCAAGATGGGTATCAATAATACCCCAATTGGTCTTTACGACTTCTCGTGCCATTGCCGACATGCGCTGGTCCATTTCTACGAGATACTCGTGCCCGAGATTTCGTTCCATGCCCGCCTTTGAAGCTTCATTGATGGCGTGCCATATGCCTTCATAGTCGCCTTCCTTCAACAAAATCTGCGAAGCCCAAATGGCGTTCTTCAACTTCTGATTGCGGCAGAACCCCAAGAACTGTTCCTTGACATATTTCAAATCCTTGGCGGTTGACACTTCGTTATATGCCGCTTTGACTTGCTCCCGAACAGCTACTTGTAGTAATGGGTCTTGTACCCGCATGATTTCACACGCAAATACCGACATCGTGGGGATGTCTCGGTACGTGGGAAAGTATGTGGACACGAATTTCACGACCCATTTATGTGCATCTGTTTCCCAAAAATCGGGAGACATGATGTCAATAATTCGTTCCAAAAATGCACGGTCAGAAAGCATTGCGGCTAAACACTTTGATTGGAAGGCAACTCCAAACGCTTTCAAGGTATTATTTTGTTCATTCATACTTCTTCAATTCCTTTGTTTCCTCTCTATATCTATAAAAATCACATTTTAGAATGCTTTTGATTCCGTTCATTCTATCTATATCAACCACACGAAGATTACCACTTGATGTATAATGATGTGGCTCATCATATTCAATTACCAACCCCATCACAGGCTCATAATAATCAACGAAATACTTTCCATTACCAACTTCATATTCCCCGCCGTTCAGAGCATAACGACCATTCCAACCTCGTTCGCAATTCAAGCGTCGAAAATATTCGCAGGCATCCCTATTATAGTTAGGATAATAATACGCATTTGTTCGTTTCAAATATGCTATCCTTGATGCTCGCATCTTTTCTCTGCTCTCATCGGTGGTTATTTTATGATGATTTCTCCACAATATCATTTCTATATTCTTAGGCAATTTTCCTTTGAGGCGGCGACTTATTTTCTTGCGACATGCGGCAGTTAGATGCTTCCCGTACTGAGGGTTATTTTCATCAATCTTGGAGCAGGACTTACATCGAGCATTGATTTTCTGAAAATAGTTTCGGTGGTCTTTTCTGCTATGCCATACTACTTTCCCACATTCGGGGCAATTCCGTGACCATTTCCCTTTCATCTCATCTGGTTGTGGTTCCATAATTCTTCTTGTAGTTTACGAGCGCCATACTATCCTATAAAAAGTGAGGCAGCAACTTATAATAACGACAATCCAAAATATAATAAATCTCCAATTATGATTTCTCTTGACATTTCTCCTGTACTATGCTATATATGGTATGTTCAGTAAAGTGCTGAACATAAAAATCTCCAAAGGAGTAAAAATAGTATGACAAACGAAAACTACACAGTTGACATCCTCATCAACGATAAACCAGTGAGGAAATTCCCGTTTAATGACAAACTCTTTGTCGAAGCCCGCAAGGGGCAGGAATATTCCATCCGCATCAAAAACAATTCATATAGCCGAATTCTGGTTGTATCTTCCGTTGATGGACTAGACGTTCTCACAGGAAAGTCAGCACTTGAAAATGGAAATGGATACGTCATAAATGGTTATAATTCATTGACTATTGACGGCTTCCGTGTTTCCAACGAAAAGGTTGCGAAATTCCTCTTCGACTACAAAGGCGGTTCCTACGCTGCTTCCAAGGAAGATGGCTCGGAGCGCAATGTCGGCGTAATCGGAGTTCGCATTTTCACCGAGAAAGTCAAGCCCCTGCCCCCGCCTCCCGTTGTTATTCGGGAAGAGCATCACCACCACCATGACCATTACCCCACGTATCCACCCTATGATCCTTGGTACAGGCGTCCCTATTGGTGGGACACCACCACCATCTGGTCCAGAGGTCTGACCAGTGACGGTGACACGGCTAGGTGGCAAGGGACTGTCTGCAACTCTACGGGAGACTCTCTCCGCTCTGACAGCGGCATGGGTGCCGAGTACGAGCGTGATTCTCTTCATGACTGTCTGTACTCCTGTGACAACATTCCTACCAAAGGTGCTACATCCGGTCCTCCCGGTGCAACTTTGGGAGGTCACACCAAAGGTATCAAACCCCGTGGAGTCACAAAATCGTCCGCAGTAGGACAGACTGTAAATTCCGTTAAGCAATCGTTCAACCTCATGGGCAATGCCTCTACTGCTAAAGCATCCAATGCTTCGCAAGAGAACTTGCTCCGTTCCATGAACTGCTGCTCCAATCCTGCGCCAGAGCCTCTCGGCTTCGATATGGGAACCCGCTACGGAGAATCCAAAGAAAGTAGAGTTATCGAGGTAGAATTTGAGAAGGGAATTCTCGCTTTCACCACAAGCATCTATTACGCTAGTCGTCAAAGTTTAATTGAAATGGGCGTGCCTCTAACAAATGAGAAACAAGTCAGTTTTCCGGAACCATTTGCAGGGAACAAGTATTCTGTTCCGCCGAAGGACTGGAAGGGCTAATCCACTTCCTAAAATTATCAATAGCCCACAAAGGCTGCATATTGGTATAATGAAAACACGCTCCCTGTTCAGATGGGAGTGACAAATTAAAAGTGGCACATGCTCTAATATGATCTATATGCCACTTTCCATAATTATCCCAAGACATACCCGACAAAAATTTAGACTCTAAGTATTTTTTGAATTCATCTATACTACATCCTAACAAATCTATAGTATGATTTGTTTTTATTGTTGATTGACTTTTTACCGCCGACCATAACCTATGCCGCAAATAAGAAGAAACCTTATAATTTACATTAGTATCCATCAATAATTTCTGATACCGTGTTCGTTTTTCTCTATTTCTAGTTCTATATTTTTTGAAATATTCTTTTCGTTTGAAATTGCTTTTCAAACAATAACCACGCATTTTATTTCGATTATTCCGGACCCACTCTCGGCATTTTTCATAATGTTTAGATTTGTTCCTCAAATAATGTGAATGATGTTCGTTTTTTCTGCACAATTTACACATTTCCCTTAATCCGTCTTTAGACCTAGAGGATTTGTGAAAGTCGCCGATGGGTTTCAATTCTTTACATTTGGTGCAATGTTTCTTGGGTTCATTCATAAAGGTTAACCCCCAATTAACTTCACAGTTCGTCCCTCCCTATGATTATACGCCACGACGGCGTATTCTTGGGGAAGGAATTCCCACCAATAACCATCATTTGGAACAATGCGGGACTGAATATTTATTTTGCCAGGAATGAACCCCCGACAAGTGTGACTGGCTAAAAACGTGTAACCATGCCGCTTGTTACCGCCTAGTAACGCAATGGCAAAATCACCATTCTTGGTGATGTAACAATGCCCATGTCTAAGTAACTTATACTTTTTCATTTTATGTAATGCCGACCACCACAACGATCACGTTTCCACATTTCTTCATCTACAAATTGTATTTGTCGTTGAGTCGCTCCTCGTCTTTTTGCCCAATTCCATATTTTCCGTTTAGCATTTTTATAAGAGTTAGACCACACCAATAACTCATAATCACCCCATCCATTCCCCCAATTATCGTTCATTCCAACAAAACTTGCAAATACTCGGAATTTCATACTATTCTTTTCTCGTCACCGCATCAAGTGGTCCAAATACATCCGTTATCCATCGTGTATGATTTGGTAGATTACTATCTAACATGTCTTCCCGAACCATCTTAAAGAATGTGTTTCGATCAAGCATAGGAATCTTCGATGAATCAAGGCATTCATTGCAATGCAATTGACCTATGGTTGTAAGGGCAGTCTTCTTTAACTGCATAAGCTCCACATTCCTATCCAAAACGTTTTTCCCGTTGTAAATGTTATCGCACACCTTGTACTTGTTCTTCAAGCCATCGGCATGTTTGATGATTTCGTCAACCGTGTGTAATTTCTCTTCGTTGAGCCACGGGAAATGCTTCACGATGGTCTTAGGACCGGCGAGTTCAATACCGGGGACATTATCGGAGTCATCGCCATCAAGCGCCCGATACAGCACAAAATTGTTGGGGTGAATGCTGTAGTCAGCCAGAACCTCGGTAGGTCCGTAGATGCGTTTCTTGGTCGGGGAATAGACGCTGACACGCCCATCACAGAGTTGCAAGAAATCACGGTCAGCAGACATGATATAGATTTTATTCGAACTCTTAAAATAATCTAATGCCAAATAAGCAATAACATCATCTGATTCCTGATGGTCGAGGGAAAGAATATTGACGGGGAGGACTTGTAAATACTGAGTGAATCGAATATATTGCCTCTTGCAACTTTCTTCTTCCGTAGGAGCATCTGACATTTCTTCATATGCTCTATTAAGACGAATTTTATTCTTTCTGTGTGCCTTATATTCAGGAAATATTTGACGCCGTTTGTAGGAGCCACCCACTCCATCAAAAATCACAACGCAACGAGTCGGAGCGAGTAACTTAATAGTGTATCCCAAAGATTTTAAAGAACCGATTACCCCTCCGGTATGATTTCCGTTTTCATCCATAGCAGGATTCGCATTCCACGCCCTCAAAAAAAGGTTGTTTCCATCCACCAAAAGAATACTAGAATTAGTGTCTCGTTTCCAGTCTCTCGTCGGGTCATTCTTCATGTTTTGAAGGATACCATACAATTTCGATTTCTCTTCTTTAGTGAGTTCCATATTTTTGAATATTGGGAATTGTATCTAACCCATTCTCAAATCTACCCCAATCATCTTCCCAAATATATTTTACGAAATATCCCATATCAGAAAGAATTTTCATTTTATGAATAGTCGCTATATGCAATTCGCCATGTGTTTTATGACAAGTTTTATTATACGAAGACCCATCAAAACAGCGAGGATTTCCATGAAAATAATTACCAAAAAATTCATAAATGGTATTTGTTTTACTATCAAACCCATCCACCTTGTATGGGGCAATGTACCATTGCCGACTTTCAGCAGGAACTCCCACATAATTTAGGAATTTCTCTTCGGCAACCGACACTCTATGATGACACGACGGGCAACCATTTCCAGCCAAATGGTTATCGGGAGATTGCCTGAAAGGACCATGTTTCTTACAGCTTATGACTATTCGTTTTCGATTGTTGCTATATGACACCCCCGAATAATCATATTTATTCTCATGTACAACATTTGCCTTCTGAACAAATTCCGAAATTGTTAGAGTTCGGTCTCCAACTTGTTTTTCCAATCCACACCGAAAACATCCCTTCCCATGAAGATGATTATCAGGGGTCTGTCCAAATGTGTGGTCATGAATTTTACAACGAATAACAACATTGGTGCGAGCATTACAATAAACGACTTTAGAATAATCATATCTATCTCCATGTATTTTCATGGCTTTAGAAATAAATTCATACGTCGTTAATCTTTTCGACATACCTATTTTTAATGGTCAACGTTGAGTTTGAAAACAAGACTATCTGGGTCAAACTCCGTATGCTTCACGGGCATTGATGTATTGTAATCAACGCTAACTACCGTAATCTGCTTCGGGTCAATATTGGATTGAACACACTCTGTCCACGCCCTCGTAACCATCTCCGAAAGTTCGTATAAGTTCATAAATTATTCGTCCTCTTTGACGGCATTCTTGGTGATGTCATCATCCTCAGTATTTGTTTCCTCAACGTCTTCCACTATTTTGCTATTGGGGTCTCTGTATGCCATGATGTATTCGTTGCAGAGGGACTGATAGACCTCTTCCTTCAAGGTCTCGTCGGTGTGCATGAGTTCCACGAACTTCGGCGTATCGAATTCAACCTTGGTCCCATCTGGGCGTTTGAATGTGTATCCACTCTTGTCACCAGTAATAAGACCGTGGAGTTTCATATAGGTAAGCCAGCTTGAGAGGTCTTGGATACCACTGTCATAGTGGATTTCAAACTGTGCTTGGCGATAGCCGGGACCGCAACGATTCTTGATGACTTGGGATGAACACTTCATACCAATCACTTCATCAAGTCCGCTTCGCTTGACTTTCAATTTTCCAAGGTTGGCGAGACGAATACGAACCGAACAAGCAAACGGCAATGCTTTTCCACCGGGAACAACCCATTTGTCTCCGAAAGGACCGGCGTTCATGTTGTAACGAACTTGATTCGTGTACACAATGAGAACACGCTGATTGGAGACGAGATTGGTAATCTTTCTCATTGCCTTGCTGAGAATGATTGCTTTGCCAGTGTTGTATCCACTGACACCGTGCTCCGACTCCATTTCAGTCTCGACTGAGGCTTGGGCAACAGAGTCAATGAAAATGGTAAGAAGTCTTCCGTCATCCTTCTTGCGGAACACGCCGATGACGAGTTCAATCATCGTGAAGAGTTCTTCGAGAGTAGTGAACTTCTGGTAATTGACGTTTCGGATGTTTACTCCGAGGGCAGTCCAGAATTTCTTGTCAACGCTGGACTCCGAATCGAAAAACACGGCGAGTCCACCACGCTTTTGAGTCTCGGCGATGATTTGAGCACACATAAGGCTTTTGCCGGTGCTCTCCAACCCACTCAGTTCCACCATTCTTCCAACGGGGAACCCGCCGTGGGGGCGGTTCGAAATGGCTAGATCGAGAAGAGTAGAACCAGTGCTGACCCACTCTCTTACGTCAACGGGGTTGTCGTCTTCATCCAAAAAGAAAGAGACTTTCGTCCCATCTTTCTGCGCCTTGTTGAGTTCTTTTTGAAGTAGGACTGCCAATTCATCACGGTCAACATTGGCGTCACTTTCGACATGCTTACTGGGGTTCTTTTTTTTCTCAGCCATAAAATTCCTTGTTATACGATTGTGGGAATGGTAGCAGAACACCACCATTCCCACAACTTATTTTAACTTTCTCCGTAGAGATTAACTCTCGAAGAACTTCTCAAACTCATTGGCAAGGTTGGCGTTTGATGGCGTAGCCGTTGCCGTTGTGGCTTGAGTTACAGGAGCAGCGGCGGCAGGAGTGGTAGCCGCTTGCGTAGGAGTTTCGGTAGGAGTTGCCGTGGTAGGAGCGGGGGTCGTAGCCGCAGTGGTTGTAGCGACATGAGCCTCGGTAGCAGCTTCGGTTGCAGCCTCAGCGTCATCGGGGTTCAGCCACTTTTCAACAGCAGCCTTGAGTTCGTCGTAGGACTTCAATGGAAAAATGGTCAAGATGTCAACTTGCGACTTGAGTTTTTCCATGTGTTCACGGTTCTTGCTATCCACCGCTGGGGACGTGTTGGGGTCAGCGAGAATCGTGGTCTCGGGGAATGATTTCCCGTCTTTACCTTTCTTCTTGCTTTCCTTGTGGAACTCGACTTCAATGTCACGACCATCGGGAAGTGCAGTGATGTCGCCGTACTTGACGTTGGTCATAAGCTTCAAAAGCTGCTTATAGACTTGGACGCCGAATCCCCAGAAACGAACCCCTTGGTCCTCTTCACCACGCACAATGATTGGTGCGTAAGTGCGAGTGACGGGAGCGAGTTTGGAGGCGATTTCCTTCTCTTCGTTGCTTCCGCTTGCACGGAGGGCTTCGATGGTTTCCAGAATGGGGTCCGGCTTACCGAAGGTACACGGAGCAAGGTAGTTGTTTCCACCAAGCTTGTAATAGAACTTGAGTTCTATGAATGGGTTTTCCGGATTGAACTTGTACGGGACAATACGGACGATTTGGGTTCCTTCTTTGGGCTTCCAGAGGAGTTTTGCGAATTCGGAAGCCTTTGCGCCTTCTTCAAATTGCTTGAGGCGCTCTGCAAGCTTTGCAACATTGACTGGCATATGTGGTTTTCCTTTTTTTAATGGTTTAACTAGGTAAGCGTTAATCAGTGAACAATCGTTCAAATCTTAACTACTCGTCCTATAACTATCGCCATTTAACCAGAAACGTACCAACACCACAATTTATTTTAACAGAAATCTTTGACTTTTTCTAAACCCGCATATTTGAGTAAATATGATTTTGCATTCTCAAGTAGAGCCGTATTATCACAAAAATACCCAATTCCAGAGTTGCATTTGACGCATAGAAGTCCTCGGACTTTTCCCGTAGAATGGTCGTGGTCAACGTGAAGACTTCTTTTATAGTCGGTGCTCGGTCTGCCACAAATCTCACAGCATCCGCCTTGCTCCTTAAGCATTCGTGCATAGTCTTCAAGCGTTATGCCGTGCCGTTTTTTGAGAGTTGCCTTCCCATCTATCTCACGAGTCCGTTCGGGATTATCAACCCTCCACTTCTGAACCCACTCTCGGTACTTGTCTTTGTGGGATTCTCTCCATTCCCCATTCCACACCCGTCGCTTCTCCTTGGTATTCTTCCTGTACCGTTGAATATTTTCTTGATGGGAGAGTCTCCACTTACGATGGTACTCTTTCGTTTCGGATGCAGTCATACTTTTACATGGGTGCGGTCAATCATCTCTTGAATGAATTCCCAACACGCTTCTTTTGCTGCTTCCTCTCCACGTTTGATATATTCCTCGTGGATTCGCATAACAACTGAGATGTCAATGTATGCTTTATCCGTGATTACCCAATTCGTTTTCCCGAAGTTATTGTACAACTTCTCCCGCATAGGGTCTTCGTGGAACTTCTCGGAGGCGATTTGGGCAAGCCACTTTGGAACACTCAAAGAGCGTTCGTCGCAGTACTTCTTGATGGAGTTAAAATCCTCTTGGGCGAGGTTAACGGAATGTCTTTCTGAAAGTTTTTTCTTCATGCCTATAACTATCAGGCATAATGACCAAAAATGATTAAATCTGATTTTATTCCAAAATGCATGTCAATATCGAATCCAAACTTTTTCTTTGCGTATAGGGAATACGAACCAACCTAATGTTTCGGGAGTTGGCATAATTAGTCTTGATATGGTCTCGCCGTTTCAATTCATTAAACTCTTCTCTAGTAAAAACATGCCCTCTCTTGTATCCCAATCTAACACCACATTTGAAATGCTGTTCTCCATCGAACTCTATAAGGATGTTTTTGGATGTTAAAAAGAAGTCAAATTTCAGTCTTCCCGCCCGCTTATTTCCAGTAGAGTTCAGTAAATCGGGAAACGTTTTTTGATGGACATAGGGGATGTGGTGGTCGTCAAGCCACTTAATTATTTTTCTCTCGGCTTTCGATGATTTACACTTGGGGCACCCAGTCTCTCCATGAAGATGGAGGTTTGGCTGCTGCCAGAAGCTCCCGTGCTTTCTACAAACGATTTCTACCTTTTTCGTGTTGTGCTCATAGTGAACACGAGAATAGTCGAACAAGTTTCCATGAATCAACTTCACGGCATCAATCCATTCTTCTTGCGTAAAAGTTTGAGATTCCGCATTTTCTTCATTCGCACATTTTGGGCATCCATTTCCATTCAAATGACTGTGTGGAGACTGCCAAAAACTTCCATGCTTACTACAAACAATCTCAATCTTTTTATCAGTATGTTCATAACAGGATTTGGAATAATCATACAAATTACCGTGAACGGATTGGGCGTCATCGAGGAATTCCTGTTGTGTAAACGTTTTGGATTTTATCCGCTGTATCTCCCCACATTCGGGACACCCCTGCCTTTGATGTATATGCAGATTCGGGGATTTCCAAAACGACCCATGACTCGGACAAACTATCTCAACTTTGACTCGGCAAGTACTATATTTTGCTCGGGAATAATCATACACATCCCCATGAATTGATTTTGCACGAAGTATAAACTCTTCGGTGGATGGAATGTTTTTCCCCGAACACTTTAGGCATCCCTGTTTTTGGTCCACATGAGAGTTGGGTTTCTGCCAAAAAGAACCGTGGGTTTTACAAATGATTTCCACTTTGGTACGATTGTTGACATAGTTCACTTTAGAATAATCATACCTATTTCCATGAACTACTATGGCGTTGTCAATGAATTTGGATAAAGTTAATCCTTTCATGGTCGTTATTTTAACGAACCAATAGAGAAACCGCAACTTATATTAACTCAGTCCAAAATGGTGGAGATTTTGAGAGGAATAATGCGGACGGAAACGTCGCCCGTTATTATAAGAGAGTTCTCATACAGCTTCCAATTGACCTGATACGTCTTATCAGCACACCCATGTTCTTCTTCGATGAGACGGTTCATTGCGTTCAACGTGTACAAACAATTAACCTGCTTTTTACGATGAATTAAAATGGTGTTGGCAAACTTCGGAGCATCCTTTCGCATGTTCAGAACGTTGTACGTCAAATACACTTCCTTGGGGGTTTGGGCGTTAACGAAGGCAAAAATTCGATTGCTGTAAACTTCGTAAAATTTTCGTACTTCTTCGGCAACGGTACGGAAATCCTTGGCGTTGGAAAAAGTACACAATAGCTGTCTTGTATCTTGGTCTGTCATAGGCTTGAAACGTGGCTTGTTAAGGCTTTACATATTGGGACAAAAACTTCACTGCTTCCCGAAGCCCCATCTCGTCGGCTTTCTTGAATAGCTCTTGCAGTTGTTCTTTCACTGCGGTTGTTACTGGAAGAGCAGGATTGCCGAGAGTCGTGTCATCGGTTGCAAAAAGCTGTCGTGCAACTTCCTTCTCAGCCGCAACTCGCAATGGAGTGCGTGGGGCGGGAGGAACAGTTGGCTGTGGTGGTTGGGGAGGAGTTTCTGGTGTTTCTTCTCCACGGGGAGGTTCGACATCTAGTTGCTTATCACCTTGAAAAATCGTCGGCTCTTTTCCGCCCCCATGACCGCCACCACCTGTCTCGTCATCATCTTCATCATCCTTCTCGTGCTCGTGCTCGTCATCATCGTCAGCAGGAAGTTCGCCGGGTTCTGGCTTTGAACCGGCAGGGGCTTTCTTAGGTTCTTCTTGGTCAGGTTTCTGAACTTGTGGGACGGGATTCTTCTCAAAATGAGTACCACGGGCAATTGCACGAGCCTTGTGCTGTGGGGTGGGGAAAGTGACAAGAATGCCATCCCGATTATATGCCTGCCTCTCAGGATATTTTCCCTCTGTCATTCGGTTAGTAACATGAATAGCCGCTTCCTTGGTAATGCCTTTACGGATGAAGTAATCACGGAGAGCATCAAGATGAGTCTGGTCATCAAGACAAAAAATTCCGTCTTTTACACGTTCGTCTAAACAAACGTCTCTTAATATTTTTTCAGCTATTTGTGACATAATTTGCTATGTATAAATATAGACAAAAAACCCCTATGTCTCAAAAATTAACGACCCCGCAGTTTATAGAACGAGCAATTTCCATCCACGGAAACAAGTATGACTATTCTCAAGTTTCCTATTCTGGCATGAATGCCAAAGTTGTTTTTAGTTGCCATAAACACGGAGATTTTTTACAAACCCCGCTCAATCATTTACAGGGAAATGGATGTAACAAGTGCCGTTACGAAAATCATCCATCACTTCAACCAAAATCTACATCCGAATTTGTGTTAGAAGCAAAACAGAAACACAACAATAAGTATGATTATTCGCTCGTCAATTATAGGCAATCACATTCCAAAATTACTATAATCTGTCCATTCCACGGAAATTTCTATCAGACACCAAGACATCATCTGAATGGTGATGGGTGCCCCAAATGCGTCAAACGCATTTCGTTTAGAGAAACTCAGTTTTTGAATTATATCCACATTCCCGACACAAAAGAAAATAGACAAGTAGCAATATTGGGAAAACAAGTAGATGGAATTGACTTAGTGACAAATACCATTTATGAATTCCTTGGAGATTACTGGCACGGAAACCCCGAAAGATTTAAGTCGGGAGAGACAAACCAAATGTGTCATAAACCCCACGGGGAATTATACAACGAAACAATACAGCGACTTAAGAAACTAAAAGAAGCAGGCTACAACGTAAAATACATTTGGGAAAATGATTGGAAACGGTTTGAGTGTGGGACTGAAAAAACCCCAAGGATATTGGCTATATGATACGACTCAAAGACATACTACTTGAAGGAATGACGCCCGATGTCGCCGATACCATCTTTTCGAAATTTGGTGTTAAAAACGCATCTTCATTAGACAAGGGGGAACTGAAGAACTACTATATTGCCCTCGTCAAAAAGCACCACCCCGACAAGGGAGGAAAAGACGAAGACATGCGATTCATCAATGCCGCCTATGATGTATTGAAAAATCCTGCTGCTGCTCTTCGCCCAAAAGCCCCCGTCGTGAACCCGAAGGATTATAGAACCTATCCGAAAGGAAGTAACAAAGCCCGCCTATACAAAGTAAGTGTGCAATTTCTGTTTGATGACGAGTCTCTTATTGCTGCTGGAAAAAGCGATTACTTCGACCTTATCAAAATATTCCAAATGTTGAAACTGTTTCGGATTATGGTGAATTTTGATCCCGTATCTCCTTACGACGAAGAAAAAGAAGAGTGGCGCACAGGCAAGATTCTGATTTATGTGAGTAGCAATGTACAGTCGAGAGACTTTATCATAAACGCCGTTCGCAGCAAAATCCGACAATACTATTCCTAAAGCTGAACCTGCTTCACGTCTTGGTAGGAGTTTCCCATATACGCCTTCATCGGGAACCGCCCGTCGAAACTCATAATCTTCTGAATGTCCCGTAGAAGGTCCATCCCCTCGGGTTTATAATAATCGAACAGCACGGCATCGTACGTGTAAAGCACCGCACAGGTCTTATACCCCTTCAAGAAGTCCAAAACGGCTTTGACCTTGGGAATGCTTAATTCGCCCTCAGTCGCTTGGAGGATGTAGTTGAATACTTTGGGTGGGTCAGGCTCGGAAATGTGCTTAGACGTAATCCTACGCTTAAAGAAGGGGGTTAAAACGTATCCTTGGCTCTTGAATAGCTCCCATTGCTCGGTCATGAACCCCTTGGTAGAGGCAAGATACTTGATATGTGAGTACTTATCCTCGATACCGCCATAAAACTGCCGAAAGGTAATGGCTTTGGCTTCTTTGATGTCGGTCTCATCCACCGTCTTTTTGTTGAAATACAGCTTCGCCAGATACCCATAAATATCAGTGGTTATCGGAACGTCATATTTTACGAGCCTACTGATAATTCGAGGGTGGAAGGTGGTATAGTCCAGCACCACGATTGCCCCGTTCTCTCCATACCTTGACACGAAACATTTTCGAGTGCCGTCAGTCTGATTGAGAGCCGCATAATTCACACCGCCATAGCGATTGCTCGGACGCCCTGTGGAAGTATAGACGTTGTACTGGCTATACGTGATGCCCGTGATACCGGGGTCAATGTCATACCTTTCCTTGAACAGCTTTCGGTCCACACAGATACCTTGACTTTCCAACTCCCCAAGAGTTCCGATGATAAGGTCATTGAAACGGATGAATGGCAAGTCGGGTTCGTAGCCTTTCACCAGTTCCGTAAGGTCATCCGCCAATCCATCAAACATTTCCTTATGCTTCATCAGCGGGATAACAAGGTTCAGGCAGTCATGACCCGAGGCATTCTTACGGACAAGGTAATGGGCGGGAGTCTCGTATTCCGACGCCTCGAAGATTTCATTCGTCCGCATCCATGAGAGAGCATTGGCATCATAAACATTTGGGACTCTCCAGTAGCACTGGTCAAAGGCTTTCTTGTCGAGCGCCCATTTGACGTTCGGCATTTGAAGAATGCTACGAGCCACTTCGGAGTTTACTTGTGGCTTGGAATCGGGGTGA